GTACGAGTTTCACGTAAAGGTTTTTTAGGTTTACGTGTTTGTGCTTTAGGTTTAATCTCTACAACAAACTTTTTAAATGTGCCGTCTGATTGTCTAACTTTCATATAAAAATCAGGATAGTATCTATGTGGCCTATTGTCAACTGAACGATAATATATTGCTATTTCTTCACTACCCCATTCCATTACAGCCCTAGTTTTATCACAATAAATCATAAAACGTTTCTCCCAACTAGACCTATAAATAATGTTGCTTACATTGCCTTTGTATTTCTGTGGGTTGAGTGGTTTGTATTTACCTGAATAAGGGCGTTTATCTGGATTCTTCAACTTCTTCATAGAATCTATTTATTATCAACATAAATAGTAGTATGGCAAGTGTATTTGATACAATCAAACAAAGAGCAGGAGACGCTGAAAAATCTGCTACTTGGTATAGAACGCAAGTAAACAAGATAGCAAGCGGTACAACTGCTAGACAATTGTTTAGACAAAACAAACTAAATGGTCGTCCTAGTGTAGGTAGATTAAACTTATTTGGGTATAATCCTAAATTAAGAAAAACACTACCTTACTATGATGTGTTCCCATTAGTGTTGCCGTTAGAACCAATATCAGGTGGGTTTATGGGTATGAACTTTCACTATCTACCACCGTTATTGAGATTTAAACTATTAGAACGTATGCAGGCAACAGCGTCTGATAGAAGATTTGATAAGAATACAAGATTTGAAGTTGCCTATGATGATGTAAAGAATGTAAAAATAGTAAAACCAACAATAAAGAAATATTTGTACTCATATGTACAGACAGGTTTTTTAAGAATAAATGCTGACGAGGCTGCAACAGCAATTTATCTACCTGTACAAAGATTTAAAAAGGCGTCTGTAGGACAAGTTTATGCAGATAGTAGGAGATTTATTTAATGTCATTAATTAGTATAGGTAAAAGAATAGGTGACATGGATATACGATTAGGTATACCACCTAGTAAACCACAATTTAATACAAAAGAAGCAAATAAAAGATTTTCATACAACAATGTATCATCTAATTACAATTCTGTATTCAATGAATTTAGATCAGGTCTAACACAGGCAGGTGGGTTGGCTAGACCTACACAATTCTTGTGTACGATTGACGGACCACAAAGTAAAGCATTGCCACGTGATTATATCTATTCAGACCCTACAGGTGGTAAGAAAGCAGCAGCGAGATTACAGAAAAGTGGTAGACTAGCAGGTGCAATAAAAGACAATTTACAATTAAGAATGGATCTATTCTGTTCTAACGTATCATTACCAGGTAAAACAATTACAGATGATGTAAACGAAACATACTATGGTCCTAAAAGAGCGATAGCAAAGAACGTTAGTTTTGAAGAGGTCACATTAGAATTTTATACAAGTGTTAACTATGATGAAAGATTATATTTTGAGGCATGGCAAAACTCTATCGTAGATCCTATTACTCACAATGTAGGTTACTATGATGACTATGCTACACCATGTATGATTACGATTACACCATTACATAAATCATTTACAGCAGCCCTTGCTAACTTTGAGCCATCAGGTGACGCAGTAAAAGATAGAGAAAAAATACGTAAGAGTTTAGGTGACTCATCTGGTTTCACATCATATCAGGTACAGATGTACGAAGTATGGCCTAAAACTATTGCTTCTACACCATTGTCATATGACGCTCAAAATCAAATAGTAAAAACAAGTGTAACATTTACATACAGAAACTATGCTACATCAGCATGGAACTATTTAAGACAAGGTATGGATGTAGAGAATAGAAGACACAAAAAAAATAGATTAGAATATAGATCAAACACTACAGCACTACAAACTAACTTTTTAGATAACTTACCATTCGGTATAGGTAACGAGATAGGTAGAGCAGGTAGACAGGTCTATGAAAAGTTAAGAAGAAATTTGCCTATTGGGCGAGTAACGGGAGGGCGTGTGTTCCCGAAAGGTCTACCAGACCCTAAAATTATACGTGATATATTATATTAAAGGAGTAAATAATGCTTAATTTTATGAAGACGCCTGAGCATGACTTGATGTTGTCAAACGGTGCAAAGGTAAAGTACAGACCATTTTTAGTAAAAGAAGAAAAGATTTTATTGATGTCTGTAGAGAACAATGTAGAACAGGAGATGGTTGATACACTAATCAAAACTGTTCAAACTTGTGTATTGACAGATGGTATTGATGTTACAAAGTTACCAGTTTACGATTTTGAATGGTTATGGTTAAACATAAGATCAAAGTCAATAGGTGAAACTGTACAACTTAAACTAAAATGTCCAGATGATGAAACACAGATTGTAGATTATGATTTTAATATTGAAAGTGTAAAACCAGACTTTAGTAAAGAGGTGAAAACACATATACCTTTTACAAAAGAGTACGGTGTTATAATGAAAGTGCCTACTATAATTGAAGTGTCAGATAAGAAGACTATTATTGACCTTACAGTTAATTTGATGAGGGATTGTATTGCTCAGATTTACAATGGTGATGAGGTGTTTGAAACAAAAGACCTTGAACCTAAAGAACTTGAGCAGTTTGTTGACAACTTGACTATGCCACAATTCAAAAAACTAAAAGACTTTTTTGAAACGTTGCCTATCATAAGTCATACAATCAAATACAAGAACCCTAAATCAGGTGTAGAGCATGAGATGTTATTACAAGGGGCTTCTGATTTTTTTCAGTTACCCTCTTACATGAGAGCCTAGAGAGTTTTTATAGGACAAACTTTGCTTTAATGCAATACCATAAATACTCATTAGGTGACCTTGAAGGAATGTTACCATGGGAGAGGGAAATATATGTTGACTTATTGTTACAGCATATACGTGAAGAAAACGAGAAAATAAGAGAAAAACAAAGAGGGAGATAATATGAACTTTTTAAAAAATATGCTAACAACAGGTTGGCTAGGGTTTAAATATGGTGTTAAATCACTATGGCATTTTATTGAGGTAGAGATACCTGAATTGATGTCAAACTGGAGATTAGTACCAAGACTATTAATGCTTGCTTATGGTTGGGCATTTTTAGATGTAATCAATTGGTTTATGATGTTAGAGAATCCTAACAATGCACAGGCAGGGTTAGTGTCAGTAGTCGTTGGGGCTGGTGCAGGTTGGTTCGCAATATATGTAAATGGTAAACCATCAAAGGTTAAGAATAAAGAATAATGGCAACACCAGCAGAATCTAAAGTCTTTAAAAAGGCAAAAGCAGAGAACTTTAAGTCGATTCTAAAAAGACAAAAAGAAGATGAATCTGATCCTAAGTTTGCTATATCTGACTCGTTACAGGAGTACCAATCTCAATTAGAGAGGTCTGCTGGGTACACGAGTCAGGCAAAGCTGAATGACGCAGAAATACGACAAGAGATAGTCAACTTTGTAATAGATTATTCTGTTGTTGAACTTGACTCTTTGAAAGGTATGGATTTTGATGACGCAAAAACTCAACAACAAACTACAGAAAAAACAATCAAAGAGTATGAAGGCCTATTTAAGAAAGGTATCATTTCAGAGGAAGAACTTGCATATATCCAAGAAACTGTAGGTAAAACGAATGTTGAGTTAAAGAAAGTATTAGGGCTGTCAACTAAATTATCATTGTCATTTAGAGATTTTAAGAAAGAATTAAAACCACTTAAACTTGCTAAACGTATAGGTCTTACAAATGTACCTATCATAGGCAAAAGAATAGAAAGAGCAATTGAATCTGAGGAAAGAGCAGAGCAAAGAGGTATATCTGCTAAAAGACAATTACGTAGAAAAGAAACAAAAGGTTCTTTAAAACAAGGCGGTGGTAAATCAGCAGGTGCAAAAGGTGGTAGAGAAGAAATAGCAAAAGACGCAAGTGCTGGGTCGTTAGGTATGGATCTCATGCCTGATACTGCTGATAGTGGTCTTGCAGATAGTGAAGACGCAACTGAACAAGAGAGAGAGTCAGATAAACAATTTGATACATCATCAGGTTTATTAGAAAAGATTTACGAAGAACAAAAACTTACAAACGAATTATTAGGTGGTAAAAAAGAAGACGACAAAGGTTTCTTTGAAGGCATAGGTGGTGCATTATTACCTCTTGCTGCCTTGACAGGTTTAGGTGGCATAATTACATCTTCAATCACAGGATTAGGTAGTACACTTGCAAGCTCAATGAGAGGTATGTTAGGTCTACCACCAAAGGCACCTAAAGGACCTGTAGGCACAACACCAAAGGCAGTTGCTACTGGTTCAGGCACGAAAGCAGTAACAACTACAGGTACAGATAAAAAAGATTTAAAAAAGACTAAAGTAAAAACAGGTACAGTTGTTAAGAACAATTTAAAAAAAGGTGCCAAGGTAGCAGGTAAAGTAGCAGGTACTGCTGCTAGAATAGGTGGTCGTGTATTTTTACCTATTGCGGCCGTGATGGGTATATTTGACGCTGCCAAAGGTGTTGCACAAACAGGTGATTTACTTGACAAAGAAGAAGGTGAAGATATATCTTTTAGAGATAAAGCGTCAGCAGGTTTTGCTGGGTTCTTATCGGGTATGACATTTGGTCTTGTAGATAAGAAGAAAACTGCTAAGTATCTTGCAGGCGATAAAGACGCACCTACTACAATGGAAGCACATGACGATTTAGGCCTTATAGAGAATACAGCACAAAAGAAAATAGACAAAGTAAACGAATTAAAGGCAGACAAAATAGACAAAATTACAATAGGTGAGGGTGCTGCTGGTAACACAATTATAAACAATGTTGATAACTCATCTAGCACAAATAAAACTGAATACGGTTCAACAAATATAGGTACAAAAAATTCAGATCCTACCGTAGGAGATTACTCTAACATAGGATAACATAGATAAATATTAATATGAAAGCATTTAAAGCATTAACAACACTAATCAACGGCCTGAAGAACAAAGGCAACGTTTTACAAGGTCGTAATATACCATCATTTAGAACGATAGCAAGTAAAGCAGGTGTTATTAATTACAACCCTGGTAATGCAGATTACTCATCAACAAGACACTCAATGAGCAATAACTTTTTTGTGTACCCTATAAACCATGAAGACCAAGAGCATTACATGTTGTTTGATATTATAGAACGTGTTGCTGAAGATGGCGGTGGTAGTAAAACAGTAGGTAATCAATACTTAACAAAAAGAGGAGATAACCTTAACAAAGTCGTGTACGGTGCAAATAGATTTTTTGGTGAAGGTACAAGTAATATAGCTTTCGGTATACCTACAGGTAAAGGTTCTGCTAGAAATATAAAAAATACAATTGCAATATACATGCCACAAACACTTAAATTTAATTTAGCAGCCGATTATGGTGCTGAAGAGGTTGGTATGATAACAGGTGCAATGGCAAAACTAAAAGACGCACTTAATTCTAAAGGTGGTTTCTTTGGTGCAGATTTAATGTCAGTTGCTGCTCAAGTAGGTAAAGGAGTATCAGGTGTAGGTTCATTTGCTACTGGTGGTCTATTAGCAGGTTCAGGTGCAGCCTTACAACGTAGAACAGGTATTGCCCCAGCAGCCATGCAAGAGATGATATTCAATGGCATAGATTATAGAAGTTTTAGTTTTACATTTAAATTTACACCACGTAGTAAAGAAGAATCAGATGTGGTTAATAAGATATTACATGCTATCAAAGACGCTATGTTGCCTGAAAGATATGGCGATGGTAGTAGTATTGCTGCCTACAAGGTACCACATGAATTTGTAATTAGATTTATGAAAGGTACAGCAATCAACCCATACATAGATCAAATAGGATTGTGTGCTTGTACAGGTGTTGATATAGACTACGGTTCAGATAAATTTAGTACACACCCTAGTGGTGATCCTGTGTCAATAGACGCAACGTTAAGTTTTAGAGAACTAGAACTAATGGAAAGAAAACGATACAACGCATTAAGATTATCAGCAAGCAATGCACCGTCAACTAGAGATACGAAAGGATTATAATGCCATCATATTTTGAGAACTTTCCTAAAATCTACTATGACGCAGTAGGCAAAGGTGATTTCAAGTTAGTCACAAACCTATTAAGACGTGTACAGATTAAAGAAGGATTAAGTGAAACGGCTGCTCTATTTGACCTATATGACATAGGTGGTGAAGACACACCAGAGTCAGTATCAGAGCAGTTTTATGGCGATCAACGATATTATTGGATAATATTATTATTCAACAAAGTCAAAGATAGATTTTACGATTGGCCTTTACCTCAAGCACAGTTTGAGCAATATGTAAATGACAAGTACAATGCACCTAATGGCATACATCATTACGAAGTTGCTCAGTCTTCTGGTTCTACATCTTCATTTGACGACTCACATATGATAGAGGTAAACAGCACCGTGTCAGGTGCTACGTCTGTTTCTAATTACGAGTATGAATTACGAGTACAAAATAAGAAGGCAAGGATCAAATTAATCAAACCAGAATTTTTAGAACTAATTACACAAGAATTTAAAACCTTGATAGGAGGATAAGATGGCCGATAAGGCAGCTCCCAAATATGATGACCTGAACAACAGATACCCTGGCGATTTCAGAGCAGGTGAGATAATACTTTACAGTTACGGTGGTTCGCAGTTAGAAATATCAGGTATGACAGCAGTGGTCAACGTCTACCAAGATTTAGATTCAGCATTTCTATCAGGCAACCTTATGTTCTTTGACAGCGTAGGTGCAGTTAATAAGTTGCCTATCATAGGTAACGAGTTTTTAGAGTTTAAATTTAGAACACCTATAGACGCAAAAGGCGATGAAGAAATGAACGCCACAAACCACAGATTTCAAGTATATGAAAAACGATCAGTAAGATCAACACAAAACACACAAGCAGTTGCCTTGTTCTTTACATCAATTGAGTCAATACGAAATGAGCGATTACGTGTATCAAAATCATTATCAGGTTCATATGGAGAGATGGTTGATAAGATTTTCAAAACAGATAAGACCTTACTCAATTCTAAAAAAGACGTATTCATTGACCCTACAAAAGGCGTGTACAAATACACGTTTCCTAATTGCAGACCTGCTGAGGCAGTAAGGCACATGACGTATATGTCAGAACCAATCAATTTCAAAACACCTGACTATATGTTCTATGAAAACAATAGAGGTTTTCATTTTAGATGTTTAGAATCATTGTATAGAGAGAGTGGTGACAACACACGTAACAGACCATTTGTTGCCTTTATAGACCTATTGTCAGCGTTTAATCCTAACTTTGGTACACCAGACGTTGAGTCAGAGTCGCCTATAACTAAACCATATTCATTTTCATTTAACGACTCATACAACACGTTAAAAAATACAAGACGAGGCATGTTCGGTAGTGTGACCTATGCACATGACCTAATAGATAAAAAATTTATAAAGAGCCGTACATCATACACAAACTATTATGAACAGGCATTACACATAGACGCACCGACAGGTGCTGGCACAGTATATCAAGGTATCATGCCACCTGGTCCTGCTGAGTTTGATGATGACTATACAGTAGATGACAAATCATATGGTTCAACAAATAAACACCAGATCAATAGACTACATGCTAGTAAACTGACCAAGGCGTCAAGTGCTGACAATCGTAAGTATATGGATGATTATTTTGCTCGTGTGTTTGTTGTACCTGCTACTAAAGCAAATCATGTATTCAATAGTGAAGGCACAGAATTAGATCCTAGAATGACAGCAAAACAAAACCTATCAGAAGCAACAAGAGATTATTTCTCTATGGACATTGACGTACCAGGTAACTTTACATACAACATAGGTGACCTAGTATGGTGTGAAGTGCCATCATATAACGCTGCAGATATGACAACAGACAATAAGGTTATGAGAGAAGACGTAATAGACCCATTCCTTACAGGTCGTTATCTAATTAAATCATTACACCATCAAATTGATATGATAGATCAGAAACACACTACAGCAATGACTGTGGTCAGAAACGTATTTGCTACTGATTTACCGAACGCTGATACATTTAAAGCAGGTGCTCACTTTAGATCACAACCTATTGATGTAATCGGGTCAGGCATAGATATATCAACGTTAACACCTATTAAGAACAAATTAGACGGCAAAATACCTAGTCCACAGATTAGTAACGTACAAGACATTGCTAAGAAGTTAGGCGTAGATTTGAGTAGTACAGACTTAAACATCAAGGATGCCGCTAATAAGGCGGTTAATAACGTCCTAAACAGTACTTCCAATAGAGTTTTGATGAACGAACACCTTGCAAAGATCAATAGCACAATACTACAAAGAAAGACCGTAGTAGAGAAAATCGCAGAAAAGGCTAAACTAGCATTAGGAGGCATAAACCTCAGTAACGTAAACAACATACCACCATCAATGAGGGGCTCAATGCAAGGTAAAGTCAATAGCTTTGTACAATCTAGTATGGTTGCCTTTAAGAAGAACTTATCTAGTGCTAAGAGTTTCTTTAAGGGATTCTTCTAGTATGCTCAAAGTTTATTGCGAGTTTAGAAAAAAAATTTTATATAAAGGTTATGGCCACATGAGAGGTCACAATAGAATATAACTACAAACAATGTAAGAACGAACTATATAGGACTTACAAAGGACCAAAGACAATTTGAACAATATGAAAGAAATATACACAAAAAGAGCAATGAATATAAGAGGTATCAACGATAAGCCTCTAATAAGTGCTACGCACCGCGGCGCCTACGCAATTCATTTAAATACGGATAAATATAAGCAGGTGACCGCTTTAAATACGGCTACTTATGGGAAAAAATAAATGAGTACTACAGATTTTATGGGCAGAGATGGCTTCATCTGGTTTACAGGTGTCGTTGAGGATCGTAAAGACCCGCTTAAATTAGGCCGAGTTAGAGTAAGATGTCTAGGTTATCACACGGAAGACAAAGAGGCCTTACCTACTGCCGATTTACCTTGGGCACATCCAATGTTGCCAATTACTGCCAGTGGCACATCTGGCATTGGGCAAACTCCCCTTGGCCTTGTTGAAGGCTCGTGGGTGGTTGGCTTCTTTAGGGACGCAGATACAAAACAAGACGCAGTAATTATGGGGAGTTTGCCAGGCAGACCCACTACGACAGGCGCACAGAATTTAGCAGAGGGCCTTGGGTTTAGCGACCCTAATGGTAAGTTCCCAATTCACGCAGAAAATGATGTAAACAGACTAGCACGGAATGACGCAGACAATGAGCACCTTACGCTGACAGACCGTAAGGTAACTCGTAATACATATCTTGGCATACCTACGGCCAACTCTATAGAGGTTAAGATTGGCACAGTAGATATGGCACCCTCCGAGGGTGATCTATGGTCCCTACCTGAGAATACATACGAAACTGAATACCCATACGGCCATGTATATGAGAGCGAATCAGGCCACATATTAGAGTTTGATGACACGCCTAACAAAGAGCGTATTCTATTATACCATCATAGTGGTACTGAAACAGAAATCACGGCCGAAGGAACAAAGAACGAAGTAAACAAAGATTCAACTCATACGATAACCGAGAAGGACAGTAAGGTCTTTATCAAAGGTAACTCCGACATTACTATTAACGGCCGTCATAAGATAATGCTCAACGCTGATGGGGCTGCAGGTAACAACTACGATATACAAGTAGGTGGTGGCGCTAATGTGAATATACAAGTAAGTGAAGGTAACATTAATCTGGCCGCTTTAGATGGTGATATTAATATGTTTGCTAATAACAATATGAATGTAAGAGTAGGTGGTACCTATACTTTAGTGGCTGGTAAGATAGAAGAATCATCACAAAGTACAACCACACGTAGCGCTCAGAATGAGTATCACACATATGGTAACCCAATTGACCACAACTAAAACTGGCTGGGCTTTCTAATCTATAAAAGTAGTAAGTAACATAGAGATATATCAAAGCAGCTTTT